GACTTGCGGAGACGACATTGGATAATGCTACTGTTAGATTGTGAAACTAGATCTGAATTAGATATTAATGATTGTGGTGCCTACCGATACCTATCCCATCCTAGCACTCAGCTATTAATGGTAGCGTATGCCTTTGGATCTGAAGACATTAAGATCTGGGAGTGCCATAAGGGTTCGATGCCAGAGGATCTTAGGCAAGGACTAGAAGATCCATTTCAGATTATCGTTGCTTGGAACTGCAATTTTGAACGACTAGCTTTTAGGAATCTTCTCCATATGGACATTCCTATTGATAGATTTGAAGATGCTATGGTTCGCGCCCGGTATATGTCCATGCCGGGATCTCTGGATAAGGTTGGAAAGATTCTAAATATTCAGTCTAAGAAGCTGAAAGAGTTCTTCATTAAGGATCAGTCGATGGTTGGCCTCTTCTCCCTGCCGTTGAGGTACGGAGGAGAAGTAACTTTATGGGGAGAAGAACCTACAACATATCGGGACTGGGATACTCACCCTAAAGAGTGGGCAAAGTTCTGTGAGTATTGTATCGTAGACGTGGAAGCCATGCGAGAGATTCTTAACCGCATGACTAAGTTTCCACTTCCGGAATCTGAGTACAATATTTTTCAGCTAAGTGAGGAGATAAACGACAGGGGGATCTATACAGACTCCGTTCTTCTACAGGGGGCAATGCTCATTGTGGAGAAGGAGCAAGGATTTTTATATCAGAAGTGGTTTGATCTCACAGGTATTAAGAAGCCTAAGAGCACCAAGCAAGTCTTAGGGTTTGCGAAGCAGCACGGGTATACATTTCCTAGTGTTGGTAAGCCTTTTATTAAGAGAGCATTAGCAGGAGAGTGCAATCTTGATGCTATTGCTACGGACGCCCTTAACCTAAGACTCCAGCTAAGTAAGAGTTCGGTAGCTAAGCTAGAGGCTTGTAGAGATTCCGTTGAGCCGGATGGTAGAGTCCGTGGACTGTTCAATTTCATGGGTGCTGCTAGAACAGGAAGATGGACTAGCGGATTGTTCCAAGCACACAACTTAGTTAAAGCTACTAAGGAAGTTGAAAAGAAGCAAGATCTAGCATTAGAATTAGTCAAGGCAGGAGACTATGAAAGAATCAAGAAGGAGTTTAGCAGTCCACTCGATGTTGCCTGCTCAACACTTCGGCCTATCTTACGCGCCCCTAAAGGACGTAAGTTCGTTATTGCTGACCTTAACGCAATTGAAACCAGAGGAGCAGCTTGGATCGCAGGATGTGATAGCCTCATGGAAGTCTTCAGGTTGGGAAGATGCCCATACATTACCTTCGCTGCGCAGATGGACCCTTCCAAAACGTATGAGGAACTTTACGCTGAGTACAAAGCAGGAAACAAGAAAGCCAGAACAGACGCCAAATCCCCTACTCTAGGTTGCGGGTATGGTCTTACTGCTGGCACAATCGAGAGGGACGCCGAAGGCAACCTTGTTAAGACTGGACTACTAGCTTATGCAGATAACATGGGAATAGAATTAACTCCTGAGTATGCTGAGCAAGCTGTGCTTGTGTATAGAAATTCTTATCCGGAGATTGTAAACTTCTGGTGGGACCTTCATAGGGCATTCGCTAACGCGGTAGAGAACGATGCCGTGGTAGAAATAGGACCACTAAGGTTAGAGAAGATAGGCCGAGTGCTATGCATGTGGTTACCTTCTGGTAGGGCACTGCACTACATAGATCCCAAGGTGGTACGTACTGAGAAGATTTCTAAGCGTGGTAACAAGTACAAATCAACGGACTTATTCTGCCAAGGCATCCATCAGGAAACACATCAATGGCAGGAGATTGATACTCGTGGGGCGAAACTTTTTGAGAACGCGGTGCAAGCGATTTGCCGTGACGTGTTGGCCGAGGGTATGATAAATTGTAGAGAGGCTGGATTTGAATTGGTTCTGCATTGTCACGACGAAACGGTTGCAGAAACAGATGAAGATTCTCCTCTTACTGTAGACACTATGGTAGAATGTCTTACAAAGCCTATCAAGTGGGCACCGGGATTTATTACAGGGGCGGAAGGGTTCGAATCACCATACTATGTTAAGAACTAAGGAGGAAAATGACAACACCGTTTAAAATGAATAGGATAGCAAACTGTACTAACCCTTATCAGGGAAAGATTAAGAAGGTTCTGTGTGTTTGCTCCGCTGGCCTGCTAAGATCTCCTACGGCAGCGTGGGTGCTTGGGCAGGAGCCGTACAACTTTAACACCAGAGCAGTGGGCTACGTGAAAGACTTTGCTTTGATTCCTCTGGATGAAGTTCTCCTACAATGGGCAGACGAGATCGTTGTTATGGATGCCATGATGGAGCAACATGTCAAGGGTCTAATGCTTATAGATAATATCCCAGCTAAACCTATTGTTAACTTGGATATAGAAGACAGCTATGCGTACAGAGATCCCGCGTTAATCGACGCAATTAGAAGAGGCTATGAAGAAGGAAAAAGCTAACCCGATCTTTGCTATAGCGGCTGACAACTGGAAAGAACAGGTAATGTCTCTGCGCAAGTATGGTGGCTACAAGTCAACTGCTAGAACAGTAAATGAGCTAGTAGATCAATTCGGCCACATGCGAGTGCAGAGCATTACCAAAGAGCACATACAGAAATACATTGTTAAACTATCAGCAAGAATAGGTATGTCCCAGATCAAGCGGCTCATAGGAACCTTCAAAGGTATCATGGAGCTAGCTGACGATGATTGGGAGATGCCGAGGAGATTGAAATATCCTAAGGCGAAGAAACCTTACCAGCCGTACTACGTATTTGAAGACGTTCGTAAGATGCTTCAGCATAGCATGGGTATAGAAAAAGTTTTGATTATGCTCTTGGCTGAGACAGGGTGTAGAATAGGAGAAGCGGTAGCCCTACAAACGGCAGATATCAGACCGGGTAAGATCAGTATTACAAAGAACTTGTACGAAGGGGTATTGCAAGACTCTCCCAAGACAGATAGCTCTATTAGGGAGGTTTCCATTTCTGGAAAACTGGAAGCTGAACTTCGGAAGCTATGCCTCAGTCGTCCACAAGACTTTGTATTTAGAAGTGGTTCGGATTATAGGGCATATTGGCCACAACAATTCTCGGGAAGACTAAAAGAAATCTGCTATAATGCTGGAGTGGAGTACAAAGGATCTCACGCTTTCAGGCGCGGAAACATCACAGAACTTTTAAATGACCTTGAGATGCCAGAAAGAATCGTAGGTGCAAGGGTAGGTCATCTTAGCAGCGGTACCACCTTAGGTGTATACTGTAAAGTAAAGTCTGACTCAGATGTTGTCTGGGTTCCAAAGATTGAGAAGTGGTTATACGAGGGAGAGAAATGATAGGGCCTGTTAGTTGTAATGGATGCTGGTATAGTGGACACCCACATAACGAAGACTGTCCAGAGGCAATGCACAATAAATACCAATCGACTTCTTTGGAAGACTCTTTAGAAGAGATAAGGAAATTGAAAAATTCAATCGCAAATCTTGAAGCAAAGGTAAGCGATTTAGAGTCTAGGCTATACGAAAGAAGAGAATACTAATGACAGGACATACACCGTGGGCGCAGATTAAGTTTAAGATGAAAGACTGGGAAGACTTTCTTAATGAACGTATGCGAAGGGAAGACGAAGCTGTTAAACTGAAGTTTAGCTACTATGCTTCGTTGGGTCGAGGGCATATGAGACACGATTTGATTAAGGGTTGGAGAGATGAAGATTCATTCGATAAGAAGAAGCGATAAGGAGAATAAATGTCACAAAGCGATTCAATAGCGAAGTTAAATGAAGCCTTGGTTAAGGCTCAAACAGAGTTCACAGTCGTGCCAAAGAACAAGACTGGACGCGAAGGCAACCGTGAGTTCAAGTATGCTGATCTTGCAGACGTAATGGGAATGGCTCTGCCCAAGCTTAATAAGCACGGCATCTTTCTCAGTCAGCCACTAGTTCTAGATGCTGATGGTCAACATCTAAGGCAGACAACTAGACTACAACTTGGAGACGAGTTCATTCAGTCAGATGGTATTCGTCTGAAGGATGTTGAAGGTGCCGGTAAACAACTGGGGATTGAAGTTACTTACGCACGTAGAATTGATTTGAATGGTACGCTTGGTATTAGCCCTGACGAGGATCTGGATGCTCCGGATCTAAAGTCAGACCCAAAAGGTACAGTTCATTTATCTAAGCCGGGATTTCCGATAAGCGTTCCTAAGGCTGCGGTGACCAATGTTCCTAATCTTCCGGGATACACAGTTGTTACTTCAGGAAGTTTAAAATCTACAGGACTGGCAGCGACTAGTTTTGAGTACGGACAGAATGCTAAGATAGAGGACACCACGAAGATTACGGATGCGGATCTTCCGGATTTTCCAGAACCGGAAAAACTTGCTCCTCTTTCCGCAGAAGCACAGGCAGTTGCTGACCACTTGATTAGCTTTGTTCCGCTATCAAAGGACCGTAATGACCAGATTCAAAACAGGTTGAAGGAACTCGTCACCAATAAAACAGTTGGCCGAAGAGAACTTAGCCTATACCTTGACGACCAGCACGAAGGAAAGAAACAGTTCGACGTGTCGGCAGCGCAGTGGGAGAAAACAATCGGTACCATTGAGCAGGCAGTAGCAGAAGGATCTATTAAGACTCTGTTGAAAACTAAAAGGGCATAATGTTGACCGAAGCTGAAATTGAAAGACTTGATCTACTACAAGAGGAGGCAGGAGAAATTGTGCAAGCTGCCTCCAAGATCAAAAGATTTGGAAGGGATAGTACATACAGAGGTCCTTCTAATATTGAACATCTGGAATCAGAGATTGGTGGACTGTGTGCTATTCTAAGTTTGATGGCAGCAGCAGGGGATATAAAAGAAGAGAACTGTTCCGCAGCAGAAATATTGAAGTTAGCTACCATAGGGAAGTATACTAAGCATCAGGTTCCACAGGAGATTTAATGATAGGTAGTATATACTTTGTTATCAATAAGATAACAGGAAAGTACTACATAGGAAGAACAACACAAAAAGTATTAGACAGGTGGCGAGATCATAAAAGATTTTCTATTGAAAAAAGGCAAGACCATTATTTCTCTAGGGCTATTAGAAAGTATGGTCCTGAGAGTTTTGAAGTTCGAACTATTTTTATCTGTTATGATGAGAAAACTCTGAGTGAAGCAGAACAGTATTTCATAAAGTTATTTTCTTCTAACAACAGAACATTTGGTTATAATAGTACTCCGGGAGGAGAGGGATACTCTCTTAGTAAAGAACATAGGAAGAAAATAGGACTCTCTAATCTAGGTAAGAAAAGGTCACAAGAATTTTGTGAAAGAATGAAAAGCATTGCCGCTAGACTTGATGTGAAAGAAGCAAAAAGTAGAGCATGGAAAGGAAAGAAAAGAGGATCGCCCTCTCCGGAGCATAGAGCTAAAAATGCCGCAGCAAAAACAGGAAAAAGAGCAGAATCGTTTTCTAAGATAAAGATGAGTTTAGCCCAATATGTAAACTGGGCAAAAAGAAAAGGAAAAACTATGAGTGTTAATTGTGTTACCCTTCTTGGGCGTCTAGGAAAAGATCCGGAATTGCGCTCCACTACTAGTGGAAAGAGCGTAGTTAGTTTCTCGCTGGCTGTTGATGACGGATGGGGAGATAAGCGTAAAACAAATTGGTTCACAATCGAAGCGTGGGATAAGACTGCCGAAGCCGTCGCTAGGCTAGCTACAGCAGGGAAGAGGATCGCAGTTGTAGGCAGTCTTCAGGAAGATACTTGGACAGATCAGAAGTCTGGAGAGAAGAGATCGCGTACAAAGATTCTAGCTAGCCGTGTTGATATCATTGACTTTGCTGAGAAGAATCAAGGAGATGGACAAGGGCAGGTAGACGATGACGATATCCCCTTCTAGTGCTACTAAAGACCTGATGAAACTTATGGCGGATACATCAGTTATAACTGCGGCTTTAGACTCTGTTATGGATAGTCTAGAAGATGAGATGGGCGGGAAACTAAATATAACAGAAGATACTAAAGCAGCTATTATTTTTATAGCTGGCATGTGGCATGAAAGGATCAAGTGCGCAAAGTAGTATACTGGATACTGTGGCCTTTCTATATCTTATGGTGTGGTTTGGCCACGGCAGCTTTCTTTCTTCTAGCATGGCCCCTCTTCTTTGGTATGCTTCTAGAAGCTATATGGAGATGGGCTAAAGGTGGTCGGTGGAATCCTGCTTGGAGTGATC